CCTCGACCGGCTCAACCTCACCGGCGAAAACTCGTTTTTGAACAGCGATCTTGTAGGTGGACTCTGTCTTTTCGATAACGATTCCTTCGATGTAGGAATCGCCGCGGTCGGCCATCGGCTTAAAGTCATAAGAACGAACGATGTCACCGACGATGGCTTTATGTTTGTGCATTTCGATTTCCTTGTTAATTTCCATTATAGCTATTCTACCATAGGATCAATATAATGTCAACGATTGTTTTTATAATAAAATCAATGGCTTAATGAATATCGATCCTAAGTGGTTGATTTCATTAATTTTTTAGTTTAATTTTTTTTTAATAAAAAATATAAATAAATCAATGGCTTAGAAAAAAAAATAATTTTTTTTGAAATTTATTTACATTTATATCATAATAGAATAGAATGATTATATTGATTGATTGAAAATGCTATCGCAAAGGAGAAAATGATGGCACACATGGTTGAAACAATGGCTTACGCAGGAGAGGTTCCTTGGCACGGATTGGGCAAATCGGTTCCAGCCGATCTTACTCCTAATCAAATGCTAGAGGCTGCCGGTCTTGACTGGGAGGTGCATCAGATTCCTCTGACCTATGAATATCAGGGTTATGAGAACACCACTGATAAATCTGCGCTGGTTCGTAGCTCAGATGGTAAGTTCTTCGACACAGTCGGAAATGACTGGAAACCTCTTCAGAATCATGAAGCATTCGACTTCTTCAATGATTTCGTAGCTGCCGGCGACATGGAGATGCACACTGCTGGTGCACTTGAGGATGGCCGCCGGGTCTGGGCACTCGCTAAGATCAAGGATGGGTTCACACTCTTTGGTAAGGATGACGTCGAGAACTATCTTCTTTTCTCTAATCCGCATAAGTATGGTCAATCTATCTCGGTCTGTCAAACTCCTATTCGTGTGGTCTGCCACAACACAATCACTTTCGCTCTGAATGGAGCAAAGGATGATATGATTCGTATCAACCACCGTCGTGAGTTCGATGCTGAAGCCGTTAAAGAGACACTAGGTGTTGCTAAGGAAAAGCTTGAGACATACAAAGAGGCTGCTGAGTTCCTTAGTTCTAAACGGTTCAAAGACGAGGATATCGTTGAGTACTTTAACCGCGTATTCCCTCGCACTTCAAATGCAAAGGACGACGATAAGGTCTCTAAGAATGCAGAGACTGCAATGGAGGTACTCGATACTCAACCAGGCGCTGAGCTCGGTCAAGGTACCTGGTGGCAGGCTTTCAATACGGTTACCTACATGACCGACCACTTGCTCGGCAACTCTCAGGATACTCGCCTGAAGTCGGCTTGGTTCGGTGGCAACCGTAAAAAGAAAACGGATGCTCTTGAAACCGCTATCGAGTTTGCGGAGGCAGCATAACCACAACTGATGACGGCCGACAGCGATGCTAGCAGGTTGTGGGAGAGGGAGCTTACGCTCCCTCTTTTCTTTTATAAATAAAAGTACCACTCATAAGAGGTGGTATATCAACTATCGAAAGGATAGAAACATGCAATGGATTAAAGATCGACTGAAGGAACGTACATCTTTGGATGGCGGTGTACTCATCGCTATCGGTGTGATCGGATTGTTCTTTTCGGCAATCATTCCAATGAACCTTATTTGTTGGGCAGCGATCGCCTACGGTGTATTTACCTTATGGAAATCTGAGTAATCTTATTGACATTTCTGTACTGAGGAGATAGAATAAATATATTGTAACGCTGAAGAGGAGCGAAAGCTAGGCAGGACTCGGGGGCAGTACCCGACGCCTCCACCATGAGCACATTGGGTCAAGGTGTAGTCCTTCGGGATCAAGAGATAATTTCAAAGACCCTTGTATAAACTGTATCCCAGTGTGCTTTTGATGGGGGCGAACTAGGATCGACTGTTAGTAAATAGCGAATTGGAGTTACAGGGCTGACCGCCTCATAGGTCAAACACTACAAATGCAAACGATAACTTTGCACATGATAACTTCGCTCTCGCAGCGTAGTTAATCGGGGTTCGGGAGGCACCTGGCAACAGAAGCCTCCCACTTACACACAAACACACAGGAGAAAATAATGAAGTTGTGTCCTATTTTTAGAAGGTTCGGTCGAGGTCTTATTAGATCGGGCTATATGCAAGCATCATACGAAATGAAGCGCCAAGGTTTACATTCCGAAGCTGCTCGTTTACGCGCGGAGGCTTTAAAAGATGTCTAAGAACCCATACGAAATTCGCTTTGATCTACTGACAATGGCCAAGGAAATGCTTGACCGTCAGTACGAACAAGCTTCAACCATGGCTTGGGAAACGATGACGAAGGCAATGGAGAACAATGCTTTTATCTACAAAGATATAGAGAAGTATGTTCCGAAGATGTTTACACCGGAAGAAGTTATTTCTCAAGCTGAAAAGTTACAATCATTCATTAACAAGAAGGACTGAGTTAATGGTCAAGAGCATGTGGTCCAGCGTAATGGACCCTGAACAAAATCCCCTGAGTCATCTGCCAAAGATGGTTCGCTTTCAAATAATGACATACCTTGCAGTAATGTGGTGTATGATCTTTTCGGTGTCCACGGGTCTCTATACAGTACTTGGACCTTCGCTGATCATTCATGTATTGTTTTTAATCGGAGTGTTCTTTACATTTAAAACATTTCGTGATAACCGTCCAATCACACATCGTGATAAATTTAAAGATGTTGATGGGTGTGTTAAGTACGATGATATGTGGGGAGCATAATAATCGGGTTGCGCCGTAATACGCACGCGAGGAGCCACGGTTAGCTCCTCATTTTTTTATTTACATTAACATCATTATAGAATACAATAGTTCTATGATAGATCAAGCAGCAGCTTTAGTTATTGCAGCACTGGCGTCTTATAGCGGTACTGTAATAAAAACAGAAGAGCAAACATCTTGTCTTGCGCTCAACATATATCATGAAGCAAGAGGTCAGTCAATAGCAGGTCAGATCGCTGTTGGACAGGTAACTCTTAATCGTGTAAAGGATAAAAGATTTCCTAACACAATATGCGAAGTTGTAACGCAAGGCCCTCACCGTCCATCTTGGAAAGGCACAGGTGAAATGATACCTGTTCGCAATAAGTGCCACTTCTCCTGGTACTGCGATGGCAAATCAGATAAAGTAAAGCAACCAAAAGTATATGATAAGATCATGGCTCTAGCAAGAATGTTAGTCAGCCAAGATATGATCGATATTACATCAGGTGCTACTCACTATCATGCTGATTATGTATATCCTGCATGGGCTAAAACTAAACGGAGAACAACTAAGATAGAGGATCATATATTTTACAGATGGGAATTCTAAAATGATGTTTAATACCAGTTCTTTTTCCATGAAGATCGAAGAGATAGCTTGCAGTTTAAAGATACCATATATGGATGCAGTCGTACACTACTGTGAGAAGAACGACATGGAAATCGAAGTAGCAGCTAAGCTGCTTAACACAAAGATAAAACAAACCATAGCTTCTGAAGCAAGTGATCTTAATATGATGAAAGAAAAGATACAGAAATTACCGATATGATAAACGATCTGTATCAAGAAGTAATATTGGACCACGCAAAAAGTCCACGCAACTTCGGTGTCCTGGAACAGTACACATGTAGCGCTGAAGGAAACAATCCTATGTGTGGCGATCAACTTACCGTGTATGTTGATGTTAAGGATGGTCTAGTGTCTGATGTAAGTTTTAGCGCTCGAGGTTGTGCTATTAGTATTGCTAGTGCATCGATTATGTCAAGCATTATCAAAGGCAAGACAATAGAAGAGGTGAATACACTCTTTGATAAGTTTCATATGTTATGTACAGGTCAAGATATAGAAGATGACGATGACACTGAAATACTGAGAGTATTATCTGGAGTAAGTAAGTTTCCAACTAGAGTAAAATGTGCCACTATGAGTTGGCACGCGGTGAAAGAAGCATGTACGAAGTAACTGAAGGCTTTGATGCATATAAAGTATATCTCGCTTTAAGACAACACTTTACGAGCGATTATGATTACTTTAAATATAATGGCAAAGTTCGAGCAGGAGTTGAGTCATTCTTAAAGCGTAAGGATAAGTTCTTCTTTCGTAAATTATCAAATAAGTACAGCAAGAATGAACTTGTTGATTTCTATGTTAGTAATTTTATTATTAGCAATAACTGGGTAGGCAATCTAGTATCACAAGAAAGTGAGGAGAACTATGTACGATTTAAGAAGCGCCGTGAATCTCTTAGCTATCACTTTGATAGTGAGTTACATTGGCTTGTTGATTACTGCAGGAGTAGCAATCTGGAGCTTAATCAATTACTACTTGTAGATAATAACAACCATCCACCTTTGCTTAAGTTGGTACTGCAGAAAAAGATCAGTATCGAAACACTTATTATAATGGACGATGTCTTAAAGTTTGTAAGATACTGGAATGCAAGATTGGATGACATAGTATGGGAGGAAAAGAAAACACTCATTACTAAATATCGAAAGTTTTTAACCTACGATCCGTTTACATATCGTAAGAAGCTCAAGGAGATTATCAATGAATCTTGAAGTCGAAAGATACGAAGGTGAACTACGTGTACTACGTAGTCGTGTTAAAGAACTCGAAAAAGAAGTTAGCTATATGCAAAATGAGTTACGAACTTTTAAACCAACTTGGGAGCAAAAAAGTATCGAACAAGACAATTATTTCTAGAAAACTTATTTACAATGGTTTCTAACTATGGTATAAATATATCATACATTATGATTATGTGGACAAGCAAACATATTAAACATACGAGGTATACGAAATGAATACATCTTTCGCTGAACTTAAGCGTTCACGTAAATCGGTCTACGATAAGATCGTTTCCGAAACAAACAAAATGCAGAACGGTGGTGGCGGTGGAGCCGATACACGTTTCTGGCAGCCTGAGGTCGATAAGGCTGGTAACGGTTATGCTGTTATCCGGTTTCTTCCTGCTCCTAAGGGTGAGGACCTTCCTTGGGTACGTTTATTCTCTCATGGTTT